TACAGAACATCTGGCTACTATCTTAACTAAAGAGTCAATTCAGTTTGAGAGTAGCCAGATAGAGTCTATTACAGAACAATATTACCCAGACCTACGTCTTGCTATTAACGAGTTGCAGAAGAATAGTAGGTCTGGTGTATTGCAAGTAAACAATTCAAAGCAGAATATTGCTCTTGTAAAGGGTATTCTTATTAATGTCTTATCAAAGAAAGACTGTACTATTATTCGTAGACATGTAATTGAAAACGAAGAAGTATTTAATGGAGATTACCCTGGTCTTTTGAGACAGTTGTTTAACTTTATCAACGAATTTGAGTTTGATGAAAAAGTAAAGCGTAAAATGCTTGTAACAATTGCAGATCATCTTTATAAATCTGCCTTTGTTATGGATCAAGAGATCAACTTTTACGCTTGCTTACTTGCTATGGTTTAATAACCCTTCATATAACTACCATAACCCATCTTATGCTTTTGGGCACCAGGTAGGTTAGTGTTAGTTGTAGGAAGGTCTCTAACATTCTTATCAGTTTGTGGAATGTTGCCTGGATCTTCATTTCCAGGAGGAGCATCAATCTTAGGATAGCTTGGATGTTGAGTATCCATGTATCTGGCAGTACTGTTGGTTTGAGGTACTGGTACTGGCTTTTGAATTTCGTTATTAGGTCTAACTAGCTTTGGATTTACAGGTGTTTGAGTTCTATTCTCACCACCTGTCATAACTAATTCAACCAAGTAAGAAGGTACTGTTACCTTATCAGTAAACAAACCTGGGGCAATTTCTCTTGTAATATCAAGATAAAAAGCATCTGGTTCATAGTCTTTACCGTTTAAAGAGAATCCGTATGGAGATTTAACATGGCTAACTCTCAAATAGTCCCCAGAAGTAGCTAATTCTCTTAGCATATTAATCTTCTCTACTGATTGGGTCTTTGACCATGGACCAGTAAAAGCTTCTTGTTTAATCTTAACTAGATCACCGCAAAGAAACCCGTTGCGTGTAAATCTGTTATAATGTTCCTCGATAACCTGTTCAAACTTAGATGCCATATATAAATATTTATGTAAAACGGTTAAAAATTTATAAATAATTAACAGATGGCAACAGTAAACTTAAACAATCTTTTTAAGAAGCCAACTAATCCAAATAGCGCAATAAAGTACATTTATCAAGACTTTAATACTCTATCAATGGAAACATTGTATTCTAATGCTATCATAGCTACTAAAGTAAAGACCGATTTAAATGTTTCCTATGATGTTCAAGCAGTAAAGAATAGCGTAATTAATATTTTAACTACTAAAAAGGGAGAAAAAATACTATCTCCAGAATTTGGATTAAGAATAGAAGATTATTTATTTGAACCTGTTTCTGATTCGGTTGCCTCAGCAATGTCTAATGAAATATTGCAGGCCTTATCAGTAACAGAGCCAAGAGTACAAGTAGTGTTTATACAGGTTTTACCTTTTCCAGATTTAAATCAGTATACAATTAACCTTTCTCTAAGAATACCTACTCTTAAAACCTCTTTATCGTTATCAGGTTCAACGGAAAACGGAAACTTAAACTTTACATAATATGGCAACAGGAGTATATCCAGAATTTAAATTGGCCCCAAACGCCTATGTAGCATTCGATGCTACTAGCCTGAAGCGTTTAATGATACAGAGATTAAGCTCTCCATCCAACTCTGTATTTACGGACCAAAACTTTGATGGTAGCAATCTTAACGCCATTATTGATATTGTAGCTTATTCATATCAAACACTTTTGTTTTATTTGAATCAAACTTCAAGCGAATCAGTATTCACTGAATCTCAATTATACGAAAACATTAATAGAATTGTCAAGCTACTAAATTATAACCCAGTCGGACCTCAATCTTGCGCTTTACCTTTTATTGCTGACGCTACTCAACTAGAGGCAGGAGTTTATACTTTACCTAGATATTCGTTTTTAAATATCGCTGGTATAAACTATTCTTTTACTCAGGATATTACTTTTGAAAAGACAACTGCAGCTGGTACTGAAGAAATATTAAAGCAGTTTAGCTCTACTTATTTGCTTTATCAAGGTAAAATGGTAGAGTATCCAACACAAACTGCTGCTGGTATTCAGTTTGAAACAGTTGTATTGTTACCTGGTGAAACAGTTATTGTTGATAACTTTAACATTAATGTCTATGTGTTAGAACAACAAAACGGCACTTACTTTGAGTATAAGAGAGTAGAGAGTCTATTCTTATATGGTCCTCAAGACAGAGTTTATGAGTTAAGACTCAATGAGAACAAGCATTACGAAATTAAGTTTGGTGATAATATTACAGGCAGACAATTGCAATCAAATGATCAGATAGCTATTTACTTTTTGCAATCTGATGGTATTAATGGTCAGATTAATGCAGGTAAGCTTAGTAATATTCCTATCTCTCTTTACAATACGCCAAGATTCAATGCTATTTTTGCTGATGTAAGAGACCAAAACTTAAGTTATTTGACTGCAGTACAGGCATTATTAGTCAATATTAATAATGATGTTGACTCTACTGCATTTTTTGATGCTGAAACCGTTGAATCTATTAGACAAAGAGCCCCTCAAACATTTACTTCTCAATATAGATTAGTAAATTCGGATGATTATGAGAACTTTGTTTATAGAAACTTCGCTAGCTTTGTATTTTCCACAAAAGTACTAAGCAATTCAGAATATCTTAACACCCATCTCAAGTATTTGACTGATGATTTAAAATTAAATGACCCAAATTTAGATACAAACGTACTTTCTAACCAGATTTTGTTTTCATCTTCCTGTAATTTTAATAACGTTTACATTTATTGTGTACCAAAAACATCTGCTTCTAAGATAACCACAATATCTAAAAACAATTTCATTACTCCAGCTCAAAAAAGCTTTATTATTTCAGCTATTAACTCTGTAAAAACAATTACAGCAGACCCAATTGTTATGGATCCAGTATACATAGCATTTAAATTCGGGTTTGGTACTAGTATTGATGACGCTGCTATACAAGATACTAATTTTGGTTCTACTTTATTAGTCTCAACTAATCCAAACGTAGCAGTTAATAAAGATAAGATTAAGAATAATATTGTTACTGCAATTCAAAGCTACTTCGATTTACAAACTTTAGGTGGTACAATAAACATTTCTGACTTGAACACTCAATTATTAAACATTGAAGGAGTTCAATCTATCCAAACAGTAAATAACTCAGGAACAAGAAACGGGTTAAACTTTATTTACTACAACTTTCAATACCCAGACATAGATGTTAAGACAACTGTTTCAACAGTCGTGTTAAAAGAAATAATGTTTCCGTACTTGCCAGATTATAATAATTTAGCAAACTTAATCGTAATTAGATAATGATATCATTTACACTAACAACAGGTCTTAGCTCTACTAGAAATTACACAATTAATAGTAATACAGTTTACCCTGTATCTTCTTATACAGGTTTTCCTGTTACCTTTAGTGTAGATACAACAACAATACCGTATTCTGCTCATAACGATTTTTTCATTTTTAGTATAAATGATGCTTTCTTGTTAAAGCAGAATAATTCTACTTATAATTTTCCTTATCCTGGTGTTTATAAAATTACACTCTTTACAGCTGACTTAAGCGGGGAACCAATTCAAAATTATACAACCTATTTAACAGCCTATAATTTTATCACAGACATTATTAATCCGTCTATAAGTGCAATTAATAATGTTTATAATTCCTCTTCCACAGGCCCAACAGGTATTAACCCAAGCAGAGATTATATTAATTCAACAATTTCTGTACCTGCTGCTCAATATACAGATTTAATAACTGTTTATAGATATAATTCTTGGCAGTTATGTTACAGTTTATCTGCTTACGATTATCCAATTAATCTTTATTGTCAAGGTAGCAATTCAAACGATTATGAAAACAGATTCTATTATAGCTCTAACTGGTTTCACTTATTACCTTACTGGCAGTTTAGAGATTCTAATAAGTTAACTATAATTAGATCCTTAAGCACAAATAGTACTAATCTGTATTTAACTTATAACGGTTATACCGGAACAGTTAGCACAGCAAGCGCTGCTAATA